ATGTTCCTTGGCGCCGCATCCGTGCCCGGCAGGTATTGCCGGAAGGCCGCGCGCACCGCGGCACCGGTGTCGGTCAGGCTTCGCTCAAACCACATTCATCTGATCCCACAAGAGTGCAAAACGGTTCTGGTAGCGCACCGCGCCGGCGCGGCCGTAAATGGAAACATCAACCGTGGCGCGGTTGGCAGCGGGGTCGGTGGCGGCGGTCACGTCGATGCGCGCGGCCAAGCCCTGGTCGATCAGCGTCTGCAGCGCCGTCCTTGTCCGGTCTTCGATGTCGCGTGGTGTCACTGCCGAGATCCGCGAGCGGCGCAGCTGCCACAGCGTCGAGCCGAGCGGCGTCTCGCCACGCGCCATATCGAAACCGTCCCCGGGCCAGCCCTTGTTGATGTCGCCTTCACGCAGCGACGACGGTTCGACGCGGGCGTCGGTCATCAGGCAGATCAGCACCTGCGTGGCGAGCCCCGCGCTTGCCTTGAAGTCACCTGGCGCCGTCGGATGGTCGGACGGGTTGAGCGCTAGGTCGCCGCGCTCCCCGTCCCAGACCAGATCCGGCGAGACGTAGATTTCCGGCTCGTCGAGCGAGACGATCCTGATCATGTGTGCACCCCGTTGGCGTCCTGGTGCACACCGGTCGATGTCATGTTGCCGGTATGCGTGATGTCGCCCTCTATGATGACGGCGCCGACAATTGTGTGTTCCGCCGCGACGTGGCGCACCTTGTTTTCAACGATAGATACGACCGCACCACTGGAATCGTAGATCGCTGTTCCACCCGCTCCGACCGCCGGCACCTTGCCGGGATTGGCGTAGCCAAGCAGCACCGGCTGCTCGGGGTCACCGTTGAGATAGCCGATCACGCCCTGCGCGCCCGCAACAGGCATGGAAACAAAGCCGTGCGGCTGCGGCACCATCACCCGCCTGGCCACCCCGCCGCGATGGCTGGCACCATTGACAAGGAGCTGTCCGTCGCGCACCAGCATCTGTCCGTCGAGTTCGAACCGTTCAAGCATTCATGCCTCGTACTCAGCGTCCGCGCCGGTCGGGGCTGCGAATGCCTTGCTGGATTTTCCACGCGGGTTTTCCCCACCCAGCGCCCGAGGATCGACCAGCGACAGGGATGCCACCGTGCCGGCGCTGTCGTTCTGGCTGAGCGAAACCTGCTTGATCAGCATCGGCCCGTTGAGCCCCAGCAGTTCGTCTTCCACCGCCACCAGCCGGTTCGGTGTCCAGATCGCGCCGCCCGCATCGCGCCAGCCCGCTACAACAATGGTTGCCGTGATCGAATTGCCCGCGGCGCGGCTTGCTTCCCAGCCCGCCCGTTTCTTCAGCCTGTCTTCGCCCGCCTCGCCGGAGTGGCGCAGGATTAGCGGACGCCGGCGGCGCGCGCCCGGGTCCGTGAACCGGCCTTGCGGCCGCATCGACGGCGCGGTCACGCCTTCGGTCGACTGTCCGCGAACGGTGACCGGCGAATGCAGCCCGTGCCCGGTGAACTTGGCCGAACCGGACTTGATGTTGACGCCAAGCACCAGCCCGCCTGCGTGCCGCCCTTCCGGCCCCTGCGCCAGCTTCAACCTGCCTTCGGGCGTATCCATGATCAGCGCGCCGCGCGACCGGGCCCGGCGCTCCAGCGTCGCATGCAGGGTTTCTCCCAGCGCAAGCCGGTGCCGGCTCTCGACCGCGAAACTCGATCCGTCCGTCTCGATGCCGATGCCAAGCGCATCGAACTCCCGGGCGATGTCCGGCAGGCTCACTTTCTCGAGCCAGCCCTCGTCGTGCTCGACCGAGCATTCGGTGGCGTCGATGGTGCGCGAGACGAAACTTGCGGCAAACTCGTGGCTTTCCGCGTCGTGCGACACATCGATGTCGCGCGCATAGCCCGTGAGCAACAGCGTGCCCGAGGCCTTGATTGTCACCGGATCGTCGCGCATCACAGGGAATGCGCCGCCGATGGTGGCAATCACCCCGCGCGCGGAACGCACCGCCTGCTCCGCCGAGATCTCACAGCTGAAATCCTTGAGCGGCAGGTCATTGACCGAAACTGTTTCAAACATCGGGCGCTTCCGCGTTGAAGGCGATCGGCATCAGCATCGGCGTCACCGATCCCGCTGTCGCCACGAGATTGCCGGCGCGGTGCGGGTCGGCGTAAAGATCCCAGGCGATAAGCGCTGAAGGCAGCGAGATGCCGGTTTCGGCCCGCACGATCGGCACCAGGTTGGCCGAGAGTTCCGAGAGTGCCCTGATCGCCGTGCCGCCGACACCCGACACCGCGCGCAGCGCATCGGCGCCGAAGCGCGCGCTGCATTCGGCATAGGCCAGGTCCAGTAGCTCCGACAACGCCTCGCGCGCTGCCTGTGCAGCGTGGGTGGTGCGCCAGTCGGCCCGAGGTGCAGCGCAGCTTGCGGCCACAGACGCGATCACCAGGGTGGCGGCCTCACCTGCATCACCTGCACCTCCCGCCGAGGCAATCAGACGTTGGGCATCGGCCGGGGCTGTCACGCTCTCGCCAATGATGATGGCGGCCTTGAGCGCAGCCTCCGCAGCTTCCGCGCCAGTCCCCGCGGCTTTCACGGCGTAGTCTGCCAGCAGGCCGGAATCGTCAGCGTCGGTGACGATGGTGCCGTAAGCCACGATCCATTCCGCAGGGGTCATCAGAACGCCCCTGCAAGCGCCGCCGACAGCGAAGCCACCGCGGCAACGGCTATGCCGGAGACAGTCTGCGCGGTTATGCCGGGCACGCCCGGGCTGCCAGCGCGCACGAAGCGCAGCGTGAACCCGATATAGCCGAGCTTGTCGAGCCGCCACTCGCGCCACCAGTCATCCGCATGCGCCACCACCGGACCAGTCAGAGGCAGCGTGAGTTGCGCCGGGCCGCGCTGATCAAGTGCAGCCAGCAGCGCCTGCGCGGCGAAGTCGGATGCATCGCCGATCACGTAGGCATCGACATCGAAGGAGCGCTCCGCCGCACCGAAATCTTCGACCAGCTGCGCTTCACCACCGGTGACATCATGCTGCACCAGGCGTCGGCCACCAGCTTCGCCGTCCGATCGAACGTAGAAAGGCACGCCGCGAAACGCCGCCGGGCGAAGTGAAAGAACCCAGTCACGTGACATGTCAGCTTCCTCCCGGGGTGGTACCGGCCGCCGGCATCGAGCGCCCCATGTTGCCGCTGGCGCCGACACCGGAGCCCGCCTGCCGGACCGTACCGACTGCAGCACGGATCCTTGCTGCAGCTGCGTCGCCAAAAGCAGTACCGGCCTCTGCGGCAGATGCGTTGATCCTGGCAGCAGCAGCATCACCGAAGCCATTCCCCGCTTCTGGCGCCACCTCCGATATAGCGGCCGCCGCGTCCTCTCCGCCTCTGGCGAGATCCGCCGCAGGCTTGGCATAAAGGTCGTCAAACCTGTCAAACATGGCATGCAGATCACCCAGGTCGCTGCCCGGACGGACCGAAAGGTTATCGGGCTGCGCCACACCGGCCGAAGCGGACTCGATTGTGTAGCCGCGGCTCGCGTCGCTTCGGGTGATGGCCACGTCCGTCGGATCCAGAGGAACGCGAACGGGTGCCGGCGCAGTCGCGCCAATCACGCCGCCATCCCGCGTTCTGACCACCGGCCCAACGTCGGGCAGGCTTTTGCGCGGCACGCTGAAAGCGGGCGCCGCAACGCGCGACTTGGCATAGGCGTCGTAACCAGCGATTGCCGCACGTTGCTCCTCGGTCCGGTAGCCGCCGACCCACGCCATGGAGTCCTTTTCAGCCTCGCTCGAGGTGACCCCCCAGCCGGTGCGAGCCCACCAGCCTTTCGCAGCGCCGGTCTTCTCAAGGCCCGCATTGACAGCGGACGCCCGGTCAAGGCTCCCCGAGACGGCGTCCATGACATTTGCCGCGGGCGGTGCGATTGTCTCGCCCAGGCTGGTCTTGAGCCTCTCCCAGGAATTGGCCATCCGGTCCATGGACCCCTGGCTGTCGTCGAGGACCCGCTTGAGATCGACACCCACAGTGCCAGCGGCGCTGCCCAGTTCCTTGAGCAGGTCACGAAACTCGCCGGTGTGGTTCATCAAGGCGCGCATG